CTACACGACGCTCTTCCGATTCCTTCGTTCGCACCGCCGCGAAATTGGAGGGGGGGGCTTAAATGGCAGGCAGGCCGCCAAAGCCCACCGCTCTGCACGCGGTGGCAGGCAACCCGGGCAAGCGGGCGCGGAATCAGAACGAGCCCGAGCCCGATCTGCTGTCGGACCTCAATCCGCCCGCGCATCTGCCTGAGGCCTCGGCCGCCGTCTGGCGCGAGCTGGCCTGGATGCTGCGCAAGGCCAAGATCCTCACCGTCGCTGACGTGATTGCCTTCGAGATGCTGTGCGACGCCGTTGCCGACTACCGCGCCGTGCGCGCCAAGCGTGGCAACTGCTTCGTCACCCACAGCCCCAAGACCGGATCCGAGATGCTCGACCAGCACCTCGTCGCCCAGAACATGCTCGCCAAGCGTGCCGACGGCCTCATGGGCAAGTTCGGCATGACACCCGCCGATCGCTCCAAGGTCATGATCGACCCGCAGCTCGGGCTGTTTGGCGACGCCCCACCCGCAGGCACAAGCCGCTTCTTCAAGCCGTGACCGCTGACGTCATTGCCCCACCGGCCGCCACCCAGGCCGGGCGCAAGCCTGCCCGCTCCCGCCGCAAGGCCGCCGCGCCGCTTGACCGCCCCACCGCCTACGCGCATCGCGTGCTCGCTGGCGAGATCATCGCCGGCCCCGATGTCCGCAACGCCTGCGCGCGTCACCTCCGCGACCTCGACGAGGGCCCCGCGCGCGGACTCATCTGGAACCCCGCCGAAGCCGCCGAGTCCATCGCCTTCTTCGAGGAAGTCCTCCACCTCAACGGTGGCGAGTTCGAAGGCAAGCCCTTCAAGCTCGACCACTGGCAGGCCTTCGTCATCGGCAGCATCAACGGCTGGCAGACCGAGGACTCAGAGCGCGGCCGCGTGCGCCGCTTCCGCGTCGCCTACATCGAGACCGGCAAAGGCTCCGGCAAGTCGCCACTCGCCGCTGGTGTTGGCCTCAAAGGCCTCACCGCCGAAGGCGAAGCCCGCGCCGAGATCTACGCCGCCGCCACCAAGAAGGACCAAGCCATGGTCCTCTTCCGTGACGCCGTCGCCATGGTCGACCTCTCGCCCGACCTCGACGCCCGCCTCACCCGCAGCGGTGTCGGCGAGCAAACCTGGAACCTCGCCTACCGCGCCACCGGCAGCTTCTTCCGCCCCATCGCCGCCGACGAGGGCCAGTCAGGCCCGCGCCCGCACGTCAACCTCATCGACGAGTACCACGAGCACCGCACCGCCGACCTCTACAACAAGCTCCGCGCCGGCACCAAGAGCCGCCGCCAGGCCCTCAACTTCATCATCACCAACAGCGGCGCCGGCCTGCAAACCCCCTGCGGTGAGATGCACTCCTACGCCTGCGAAGTCGCCGCCGGCATCAAGATCGACGACGCCTTCTTCGCCTTCGTCTGCGGCGTCGACCCCGGCGACGACCCCATCACCGACGAAACCTGCTGGCCCAAGGCCAACCCCTCCCTGCAGTTCACCGGCCTGCCCGGCGTCAAGTACCTGCGCGAGCAAGTCACCGAGGCCCGCGGCATGCCCTCCAAAGAAGCCCTCGTCCGCCGCCTCAACTTCTGCCAGTGGACAGCAGCCCTCAACCCCTGGCTCAGCGCCGCCGTCTGGGACCCCTGCCAGCTCGACTACACAGCCGCCCAACTGCGCGGCCGCCGCGCCTTCGGTGGGCTCGACCTCTCCAGCACCACCGACCTCTGCGCCTTCACCCTCCTCGTCGAGCCCGCAGACCCCGCCATCACCCAGCGCTGGATCGCCTGGGCCGTCGCCAAAGCCCTCTTTGACGCGCTCCCCGACGCCAACCCAGACCCGGGCGCCGAACCCCCGCGCGGCGAGCCCTACAAGCTCCTCGCCTGGGCCTGGCTCCCCGAGGGCGGCCCCGACACCACCCTCGCCAAGCGCCGCGAGAAAGACCGCGTCGACTACCCCACCTGGGCCAAACAAGGCTTCCTCGAAGTCACCCCCGGCGCCGCCATCAGCAAACGCTTCGTCCTCCAGCGCGTCGCCCAGATCTGCGCCGGCTTCGACGTCCCCCACATCGCTGCAGACCGCTGGCGCCTCGCCGACTTTCAGCAGCAGGCAGCAGACGACGGCATCACCCTCCCAGAGCTCCACCCCTTCGGCCAGGGCTACCAGTCCATGAGCCCCGCCATCGAAGCCTTCGAGACCGCCATCCTCAACCGCACCATCGCCCACAACGGGCACCCCATCCTCACCTGGTGCGCCGCCAACGCCGTCACCACCAGCGACCCCGCCGGCAACCGCAAGCTCGACAAAGCCAAAGCCACCGGCCGCATCGACCTCATCGTCGCCGCCGTCATGGCCCACGGCTGCGTCCTCAAGCCCACCGGCGGCACCTCATTCTGGGAAAACGAGTGATGGCCTGGCTCCCCCGCCTCTTCTCCCGTAAATCCTCATCAGACAGCGTCTACGAGCGCCTTCTTGACCTCCTTGGCCAAACCCGCCAGTCCAAAGCCGGCCCCGAGATCACCCGCGAATCCGCCCTCCGCGTCTCCGCCGCCTTTGCCTGCATGCGCGTCCTCAGCGTCGGCATGGCCCAGCTCCCACTCAAGCTCTACCAAGAGACCACCGTCGACGGCCGCCGCAGCATCCAGCGCGCCACCACTCATCCCCAGTACGACCTCGTCTCCACCCAGCCCAACGCCTGGCAGACCTCCTTCGAGTTCATCGAGCAGCTCACCCTCCATCTCAGCCTCGGCAACGCCTACGTCTTCAAGGGCATGTATCGCGGCCACGTCGCCGAGATGTTCCTCCTCAACCCCGCATGCGTCCGAGCCACCCAGGACGAAGACTGGGCTCCCCACTACATCGTCACCGGCAAAGACGGCTCCCAACGCGAAGTCCCGGCCGAAAACATCTGGCACCTTCGCGGCACCTCCTGGGACGGCTTCCTCGGCCTCGACACCCTCAACCTCGCCCGCGACGTCCTCGGCCTCTCCATCGCCGTTGACGACTCCATCTCCGGCCTCCACCGCAACGGCGTCCGCCCCGCCGGCGCCTACGCCGTCGAAGGCGCCCTCCAGGGCGACCAATACGAAAAGCTCGCCAAGTGGCTCAAAAAGCAAGCCAGCGGCGACATGGCCGGCGCCCCGCTCATCCTCGACCGCAGCGCCAAGTGGCTCTCCACCGCCATGACCAGCGTCGACGCCCAGACCCGCGAGATCCGCCAAGACGTCATCCCCGACGTCTGCCGCTTCTTCGGCGTCCTGCCCATCATGATCGGCTACACCGGCGACAAGGCCACCACCTACGCCAGCGCCGAGGCCATGTTTGCCGCGCACCGCGTGCACACCATTGACCCCCTCGCCCGCCGCATCCAACTCTCGGCTGACGTCAACCTCCTCACCCAGCGCGAGCGGCAAAGCGGGCTGTATCACAAGTTCGTCATGCACGCCCTACTCAACGCCAGCGCCAAAGACCAGGCCGAGTACTTCAGCCGCGCCCTAGGCGCCGGCGGCTCGCCCGCCTGGATGGCCCAGGACGAAGTGCGCGAGCTGCTCGAACTCAACCCCATGGGCGGCGCGGCGGCAGTGCTGCCCCCCATGCCAACGGCCTCAGCGCCGACTCCGCCATCCCCCTAAGAGGCCCACCATGGAAATCCGCTACATCGAGCGCCCCTTTGAAGTCAAAGGCGTTGGCGACGACGGCGTCTTCGAGGGCTTCGGCTCCGTCTTCGGCAACGTCGACTCCTACAAAGAAATCGTCGCCCCCGGCGCCTTCACCGAGACCCTCGCCGCCTGGAAGTCAACCGGCCGCCTGCCCCCCGTGCTCTGGCAGCATCGCAGCGGCGAGCCCATCGGCCCCTACCTCGACATGGTCGAGCAACCCATCGGCCTTTGGGTCAAGGGGCAGCTCCTTGTTGACGACGTCCAGCGCGCCAAAGAGGCCCGCGCCCTCATGAAAGCCAAGGCCGTCAACGGCCTCTCCATCGGCTTTGTCACCCGTGAGGACAGCTACGACCGCGTCACCGGCATCCGCACCCTCAAGAAGGTCGACCTCTGGGAAGTCTCCGTCGTCACCTTCCCCGCCAACCCGGCTGCCCAGATCAGCTCCGTCAAGAGCGCCATCGACGCCATCCAGTCTCTCAGCGATGCGGAAGCCTTCCTGCGCGATGTCGGCAGGCTCTCCAAAGCACAAGCCACGGCCTTCATCGGCCGCTTCAAGTCCCTGTCCGGTCGGAGCGATTCCGACGAGGTGGGCGCCCTCTGCGAAGCGCTCAAGCGCAACGCATCCATCCTCAGCAAGTAAGGAACCGCCATCATGGATCTCTCCGAAGTCAAAAACCTCGTCGACGCGCAAGGCCGCGCCTGGGACGAATTCAAGAAGACCAACGACGAGCTGCTCAAGGCCAAGGCCGACGGCAAGGCCGTTGCCGACCTCGAAGCCAAGCTCGTCAAGCTCAATGAAGCCATGACCGAGGCCGGCAACGAGCTCAAGTCCCTCTCCCTCAAGAGCCAGCGGCCCGCCATGTCCGTTGAAGCCGAGGAAAAGGCCGCCGTCGTCCTCAAGAACTTCAACGCCACCGCGCAAGCCCAGGCCATCGAGTCTGGCAAGAGCTTCGCGCCCATCTCCAACGAGGCCTACGTCGCCTACAAGTCGGCCATGTCCCGCATGATCCGCGCGGGCCAGCAGAACCTGACCACCGACGAAGTCAAGGCCATCAACGTCGGCACCGCAGGCCAGGGCGGCTTCCTGATCGGCTACGAGATGGAGTCCACCATCGATCGCGTCGTGCGCCGCTACAGCGCCATGCGCCAGCTCGCCCGCGTCATCCCCATCGGCGCCGCAAGCTACAAAAAGCTCGTCAAGACCAGCGGCACCTCCGGTGCCAAGCGCGGCGGCGAGACCACGGCACCCACCGAAGGCACCAGCCCTGGCTGGGTCGAGCTGGAGTTCAAGCCCGGCACCTACATCAGCGACCAACGCATCACGCAGGAGTCGCTCGAGGATTCCGTGCAGGATGTGGAAGCCGACCTCATGGAGGAAATCGGCATCGAGTTCGCAGAGATGGAAGGCTACGACTTCATCAGCGGCGACGGCGTCAACGGCCCGCGAGGCATCCTCAGCTACACCCCGGTGCTCAACGCCAGCTACGCCTGGGGCAGCGTCGGCTACACCGCCTCTGGCCACGCCTCCGCGTTTGCCTCCAGCAACCCCAGCGACCGTCTCATCGATCTGCAGCACGCTCTCAAGCGCCAGTACCGCGCCAACGCTGCGTGGCAGATGAACGACCTGACGCTGGCCGCCATCCGCAAGTTCAAGGATGGCCAAGGCAACTACCTGTGGGCCCCCTCGCAGCTCATGGACGGCGCCGTCGGCCAACTGCTCGGCCATCCCGTCATCACCGACGACTTCATGCCCGATGTCGGCGCCAACGCCTTCCCCATCGCGTTCGCCGACTTCAAGCGCGCCTACTACGTGGTCGACCGCAAGGGCATGACCATCCTGCGCGACCCCTTCACGGCCGTGCCCTACGTCAAGTTTGTGTCCCGTCGCCGCGTTGGCGGTGGCATCGCCAACTTCGAGGCCATCAAGCTGCTCAAGATCGAGGCCTGATCGACAGCTGACACACGCCACGCAAGGCCGCCCCCGCGCGGCCTTGTTCGTTCAAGACACCCAAAAGGACCCCATCATGAAAGACCTCTCCAGCAAGGTGCACCCCCTCAAGGTCATCACCCCCGTCGTCGTCGCCGACAACACCGCCCAGGTTGGCTCCATCATCGACCGCCAGGGCTACGACTCCCTCACCTACCTCATCGTCACCGGCACCCTCGCCGATGCTGACGCCACCTTCACCGTCCTGCTCGAAGAAGGCGACGCCTCCAACCTCAGCGACGCCGCGCCCGTGGCTGATGCCGACCTCATCGGCACCGAGGCCCTGGCCGGCTTCACCTTCGCTGACGACGGCGAGACCCGCAAGCTCGGCTACAAGGGCAACAAGCGCTACACCCGCTTGACCCTCACGCCCAGCGGCAACAGCGGCAACGCCCCCATTGCCGCCATCGCGCTGCTCGGTCACCCGGCCCTGGCTCCCACGCCTAACCCGCCGGTCTGATAGGCCCTTGAGGCGCACAGCCTCCCAGCAGCCCAAGGGCGCCGGTTCTCCGGCGCCCTTTTTCATTGCCTACCGCCCGCGAGCCGCCCCGCCATGAAAATCCAAATCCTGCGCACGCCCGACCTCGGAGACACCGTCCTCCCCGT